CAGTTTGAATAATCGCTGAATCTGTAATCTTTTGTTCAGCCTTACTAATACGACTGGTTAAATCGGTAACACGTTCATCTGTATCGGTAATATCGATACACGTACACGAAGCAAGATACCAAACTAAAGGTGCCGATATTGTAGGCGTAGCCCCACTTACGTGGACATGACCGCCATTAAAGAATGTTCCGGTGCTACCGCAAATCACCCGTCTAATATAGGTTTCCCACTTACCCGTCCCTTTGTTGCTTGTTAGCCATTTATCAGAATACCCATCTCCCATACTGTTTGAAGCAGTATTTAATGTGTACCCACTAGGCAACATAGCTACAAATTTTTGAATGAATACCGCATTTGCCCTAGATTGAATGTTTTGATGAAATCCACCTAGATTTGGCGAAGCCGTTCCTTTATGTGTGATTCTAATACAGTGTGTAGAAGTGGTCGGACAATCCGTAGGCTTAGTGATACGTTCAACAACTACATTACCATTCCCAGTATTGTTATACATAACAACACTGTTTCTTCCTGTTCGGAATGCTATATCAGTATAAAGGACTTTCCCTTCATTCATAGATTTAGCGATAGCCGTTGCCGTATCATATTTTGTCGTTGACTCCGTCTTAGTCTCATAAGTACTTGCTACCGATTGAGTAATAGCATTCTTTGTGACGTCGATTGCTGAATCTGTTTGAGCTTTGGTGTATACCTCTGTTTTAACATATACATCTGAAGAATTAGCCTTTGTATCAATAGAGGATTGAATATCTTCAGGAGCTAGCGACCAATCTGTGTCTTTAGTTCCTTTTTCTAATTTCACAAATGCTATATCAATTCCCGCATTTCCTCTATTACATAAATAAATTTGCTCTTTAATCGTTGATTTAGCAGTTATAGTAACTGAAACTCTTACCCAATCAGTAGAAGTTATGTCGATATTTGTAGAATTATAGTTTCCAACATTAAATTTTATAGAGAAATTGGTTGGCGTAGTCGTAACCGCTCGAACTAAAGCAGATACAACATATTCTTCCCCTTCTATGACATCGACTTTTTGAGAAGTTATGAATGTAGATGAACTTCTAATATAATTAATAGTTCCGTCTTTGCTTATTGTAGGTAATCCTGCCCAACTTTCTTGACTACTAAAGTCAGAATTAAGGAATAAATTTCTCCCAACAAACGGAATCGCATCAATCTTCTCATTAACAGTTTCTAAATCAGCCTTTTGTGCTAATTGTTGGGTGTGAGATTGGATGGTTGTTTCAGCAGTTGAGACACTCGCACTCAATCCATTCAGATTTTGTTTTAGCGACACCATTTCACTATTAAAAGCTGTCATCTTTCCTGTATGATCATCAAGGGTCGTTTGTTGCTTTCCGATAGTAGAACTTAAACTTCCGACTGTTTGTTCGAGTTTAGAGTATTCATCTTTCAATTTAACGGTTTGTCCATCTTTAGTAATCGTTGTATCTTGAATTAAGGTATTGATTTTTCCTTGGGCTACATTAATGGCAGTAGTATTACTCTCCGTTTGAGACTTTGTTCCATCAGCTTGTGTTCTTAAAACATTAAAAGCTACTTCTAATGTTTGAGCAACACCGTCCATTTGAACTTTTGAGGCTTTAAGTAGAGATGATCCCTGATTAATGGAACTCACTACGCTATTGATATTTAACTTTGAACCATCAATGTTAGCATTAGTAGAAATCATATCATTACGAATAATGCTATCTTTAATGGCATCCGCTTTTAGTCCACGGGCATCAAACATCAATTTACCACTTGAATCCCACACACTCATGGAATAATCATTAGACGCATCTTTTCCGATTTGAACACGCACACGATTCGCATCACGAATTTGGATCGTATTATCTTGAATCACTAAATTCCCGCTACTTGATGTAACATTGACCAACGTTGTATCAATTTGACCTGCTTTAATTTTATTCGCATTCACAGACTGAATCATAGCGTCTACAATGACAACCGTATTCCCTTGAATACGATCGAACGTAATTCCACCTACTTGCATATTCTCTGCGGACAAGTGACCACTCACTAAATGTTTAATATCGGCTAAATCCGCATTTAGGATATTAATATTTGCGACTGCTGCATTTAATTCACTAATATCCGCTTTCCCCGCTACTAAGACGTTAAGATTGGCTATATTCGCTTGTAAATCTTGTACGGCAATAGAGCCTGCAATTAATTGATCAATCTCAGCTTCCTTCACATACAATTTCTCTATTTTAGCGAACTCTGCTTCTAACCGTTCCACAGATACTTTCTCAGCAACTAATGTTTTAACCTGGATTAAGTCAGTATATACAGCATTCACTTTCTGCGTTAAAGTCCCTTGAAACGAATACTCCTTTTTCTCCTGACTTTTAGTTGGAGATTTTAACGATAAAATAACATTGTCATAAACCAGTGTATATTGAGTATAGAGTAGCGGAACTGTCACTTTTGACTCTTCCATTTGAAATGACACCATATCTCCTATTTCTAAGCGATAATCTGCGAGTGATATAGACGTTTCAAAACGAGTATACCTCAATTCTTCTAGCTTATTTAAAACCCTTAAAGCCACTTCTCTTTGATTTTTTAAAAGAGGATTACTAAGCGTTAATAATCCCGCCTTTGTGGTATACTCTCCAACTCGGTAATACCCTTCATCTAAAACTTCTCCGTTTTCTCCTGTCTTTTTTTCACCATAATGAACTTCTAAACAAGTAACCTGATAAGTCGATTCATTCAATGTTGGGGTTTTATACTCACGAGGTGTAAAAGTTAAGTGAGTCGTGGTAAGACCAAAGAACTCAATTTTATTATCACGAGCGATTCGAACATTACACCCCATCGCACTAGCTAGATAGTCGAGTATTTCTTTATAGGTTCTTCCCTCTAACTCCTCTGAATAGATAGCCACATTTTGAACCCCTTTGAATTCAATTCCTAGCTGTTGTGACATATCTTGACAAACCGCAGCTGTTGTCTGATGTTTAGCCGATGGAAAATACCCTTTAGAAGCTAGTTTATACATATAATCGTAACATTTTACTTTACGTTCCATGCCCTTAATCTCTGAATCGTATAAATAAAATCTTTGAAACGGAAGGTAGACGATTTCATAATTTCCCCCGTTCTCTACTTCTAATCCCACCTCAATATCAACATAACTAGATGATGTCATCTCAAATTCTTTCTTTGTATAAAATTCAAGAGATGACGTAAGGGCATATCCAACATGGTACTCTTCAAAGCCTCCATCTGTTGTAATAACCATTTGTGACTTTAGCTGATTAAGAAGAACTACCTTATCATCGATTTTAATTCGATACGCTAATTTCCGATTATCATCCCTCATGGCCTCTTCAAACTTATCTTTTTGTTCTGCCGTAACTTGTATCACCTTCATCCCCTCCTATCGCTCAACTAAAGAAAAGGAGAATCCTGAATTATATCTCATTTCACCATTAATGTACGAATAAATCGGAACTGATTTTTCAGCCACGTAAAATTCTGATGTGATAAACTTCCCCTCTTCAGGAGAAAAATAAGTCACGGGAAAAAAGGTCGGTTTAATGGCTTTTAGAATCCGTGACATTTCTTGGACACTGATCGTATTCCATTCTAAATTGAGACTCACTTTAGTCGCTAACTTATTCCGCATCATGCTTCCGTCCATCGCACGTCCTGAATCATAGTCTAAATCTTGATAGATGATGGTGCAGGCACTTGGAGTAAAGTCCTGTCCACTCATCGTAATAAAAGCCTGTCCCATTCACTCACGCTCCTTTTTAACCTTTAATCATAAATTCGATTTTCTCTAATTCAGATGGTGAAATTGAAATCTCTGCTTTAAATAAATCATGAGTTGAAATGGGTTCAATTTTAAGATTTACCTTTAATTCTAATAACTCCCGAATCTCCTCCATCCATTTCTCGTGGCAACCTTCTTTAAAAATGATATTCCCCATCTCATCCGCCTTTGGCATCCCCTGCTCATCTTTTTCTGCATATTGTCGCAATAGTTTATTTCGGGTCTCATTATAACTTCCTAATGATTGATCCACTTCTTTAATATTTTTGGCCAAAATAAAAGCTACCTTAACGGGTAGCTCTAATTGATTTAACTTACTTAAAACTGGAATACTATTAACTAACGTTTGATTACTTAATTTCATTGATTTGCCCTCCTAATTCATCTTCTAATTGATAAAACATGTCTTTAAACTGGTCCATATCTTTTCGTACTTGAGTTTTATTAGCCTCATACAACTCTTTATTCGCAATACTTTGATTGACATTACTTGATCCATTTCCATCCGTTGAAATCGTCGCATTTAAATAAGCAACAGGCTGTCCCTCAATCTTTGACACCCCATTTAACGTCATACTTTTCACAATCTCTAACATGTTAATCTTCCTTTCTATATCCAATCGGTTTTTAATGATCCAGTTCGTGCTAATTCTTCCGCACTTTCAAATATTCCCTTGGCGACTTCTCGCCCATTCATTTCTAAAACAATCGGTCCGCATTGCCCACGATTTGATTGAATAGCTCTTAACAATTGCTGATTCTGTCTATCAAAATTCGTCTGCATTTGTTTCCATAACACATCAAGAGGTAAAACTGCCTCTGCGTTATTCCCAACTCCGTTATGGGCATCTCCGACACCAATTAAGGTGCGGCTTGGGAAAATCCCTCCGCTTGAATACCAATTAACATGGAATTTCGGCACGGTTTTCTTTTCAAAATCCCAATTCCCACTCACCGATAAGTGAGGCATTTTCAAATGAGGCACAGGGAACGTAAAGTTCATCGCTCGTTTCATTTGATCCGCAAAATATCGAACATCATTCAACATATCATTAAACTTGCTCCATAACCTAGAGGCCATTTGTTCCAAATTTTGATTAAAATGATTTTTAAACTGAGTAGACTCCGACTGAATCGTATTTCGCATCACACTTAATTGATCTTTAACATTTTGATTCATAGAAGTTAATTTCCCTTGTATCAAAGTCGATAACTGATTAAAAATCTCTGTGACTGAGGTTTTCATCTGATTAAAGCGATCCACGACTGTTTTGGCCAATGACTGCATTTCTGTTGTCACTTGTTTCTTAGCTTTCGTAAACTCTAGCGAAATTTTACTTCCAATTCCATTCCATGCCTTCGGAATACTTGTAGCTATTTTATCTGATTGAGTTAAGAAATCACTTAACGATTCCTTCGTTTCTTCTAACTTCTCTTCTACTGATTCTAAAGCAGTTATTTGAGCCTCTGTTGAATTTTCATAAGCTTTCGTTTGAGCTTCTGTGGCTTGTTGTTGAGCATCCGTAACACTTTCAATTCCTTGAATCGTATCTTGTGTTTTTTCCTGCTCCTTTTGAATAATCATCGTATTAATATCTTCTAACATCTGTCTGCGACTATTTTCAGATAATTCAGTATTGGTTAAAATCTTTTCTCGTTGTTGCTTCAAGGCTTCTAATTCTTGTTGATAAACTCCTTCTACCTTCGCTAAGTGTTCATCAATTAAACGATCTTTCTCTTGGGCGGTTAAGGTTTCATTACTCATAATATTCGCACTATATGAAGCGTGTTTTGCCATGAGTTGGTCGTAAGTCAAATGGTTGTAATTTAACCAATCATCATTAATTCCCTTAATATAGCCATATGTTTCATAGAAAATATTTTTTTCGTTATCAGATAATTTTTGATACGAGTATAAAATTTCTGCGGTGTAAGTTTCACTATCGGCACTCATTTCTTGAAGAACCTCTTGGTTTCCTGTCGCCAAAGCATCTAAATAATCTTGGGCTGTTTGACTCATCATGCCAAACTTCTCATTGAACATGGATTCAGCTTCAGATAAATCGTTGGCTAATTTCCCTGCATCAAATCCAATCGAAGCAAAATGTTGATTGATTTTACTTGCCACCGTTCCGAAGCGATCAGATGTGGTTTCAATTTCTGTTGTCGTTTCTTCAAACGTGTCACCCATTGTTTCAATAGATTCAGTCGTTTCATCAAAGGCGTCTGAAACGTTATTATCATCCTTCCATCCAAAGAAGGATTTAATTCCATTCCAAACCCAGCCGAGCTTTTCACTTAACCATTCTGAAATCTTACTCCACCATCCAAATTTATTTCCAATCGCAACAACAAGCCCAATTAAAACCCCAATTCCCGCTACAATGAGTGTAATTGGAGAAGTCAAAATAGCTAATGCCACATTTAAAGCAGTTGTAGCGACCGTAGCGGCAGTTGTAGCAATCGTCGAAAGATTTAAAGATGTAATCCATGAGATAAAACTCGTAATCGCACTCTTTATATTCCCTACTACCCCTAAAAGAGAAGTCTTTAAACTTGTTAAAGCGGCCACCATCTTACTTTTAATTACAGCGGATACTGTCGCAACTGTCAATTGAAGAGACACAAGCCTATCTTTGAAATTGGTAATTGCTGCTTTAACGCTTCCTTTAATGATACCCACCCATTCACCAAAAGAATGAGATTTTAGAGTCGTATTGAATAACTTAAGCTTTGTGATAGCAGCTGTCACACCATTTGCTAGCGTTGTTCCTATCGCTTTAGTAAATTTCAAGGTATCAACAATCGTACTTTCTAACTTGACAGCCAAATCGAATAAATGCTCACTTAGCCCCTTGATTAATCCTTTCGCCACATTAAGAACTTTCTGACTTGCCCAAGCTAACATAAAAGCACTAATCAATGGCGTTAATTTTTCAATTACCACCAAGACAGCTTTCAACACTCCTGCTAAAACATTTAAAGTCGTCGCAACTGTGCTTAACATCACTTGTCCTGCCCATGAATTAAAGAAGGTTGTTACCCATTGAATACAAGTGGCTAAAACATTCGTTAGGGTGGTTCCTATGAGCATGACAATATCACCCATGACATTAAGGAACGCTTGACCGCCATGATTCACAAAGGTCGCAAACCATCCACTAATAGATTTCACAAACTTCTCACAAGATTGAACTAAAGTATTTAAGGCTTCTAAGAAATTTTTAGTGTATTGGTTCGTAGCTGGATTTAAATAATCAAATAAGTTGGCCACCACTTGTGTCACTTGCGCCGAAATATCTAAGAAAGTACCTACAATCGCACTTGTTAATGCCCCTGTATTTCGGACCAATTCTTCAAGTCCGTTATTCCACGCTCCCACTAAGAACGTTTCAATCGACTGACCTAAATTCTGAAAGGATTTTTTCAAATTTTCTAAGGCTTTATTCACATAGCCTATATTTTGATTAAATCCTTTTTTAAACGTTTCAGTGATCTTTACAATAGCCTCTGCCACACGATTCATCCATCCGACTAATTGACTTTCTTGCTCCTCTAATGAGCTAGATAAATCAAAACTTGGCGTTGTACCTACACTTCCTGATGTTCCTGTTTCTTGACTAGAACTTGAAGTGGAAGAAAGATTATTAATCGTGTCAATCCCCAGTAAACCTTTCGCCAATTTCCCTGCCTCTTTAGCAGCTTGACTCGCACTCTCCCCAATGCCTTCCACACTGTTGGCCACCTCTTGGATAGCTCCTGATGTTTCTAAGATTCCACCTGTCCCACCAAATAACCCGCTCATATCAAATCCTAACAGTGACATAAGTCCTGTCGTGAATGTGGCGATACTTTCTAATACAGAACTTAAGGCTAAGGTTAATTGGTTTAAAATCGGTAAAACCACGACTAGGATAGGTTGAAAACATTTCCCTAACGCAATGGATAGCTTATTGAGGTTATTCGTAAAAATACGTGCTTGATTGGCAGGGGAGTTAATCGTTCTTGCTAAGTCTCCATGTGCCGCTGATGTTTTATCCATCATCAACCCATAACGTGCTAACGTCTTATCTGCAATACTTAACTCTGCCCCAACTCTGGCGATTCCATTCGCATAAGCATATTCTTTAATCGTAGTTTCATTGATGATTGCACCATACTTACTAAAGACCTCTCCACTACCACTTAGAACTGATTTGATGTCACTAAAAACATCTGCTGAACTCATGTTATAAAAAGAAGCCATATCTTGAGATAACATCCCTAAATCTTGGGCTAGCTGTTGTGCCTGTGTTGAGGTTAAATCCAGGTTCTTCGCCATATTAAATAAGGTCGCAGTCGTATTCTGCATTTCCACCTGATTAACACCTAATGTATCTGATAAATCAGTAATCCATGCATTCACTTCCGATGCACGGTGTCCCCAAACAGTCGCAAATAAAGAAGCTGTTTCAGTTGCTTCATTCGCATTCTGAATAGCCGTCTTCAATGTTCCAAAGGCGGCAACCGCAGATAAAATCCCTGCTAAATATCGTGAGGTGAGCGCGCCTGTTCGTCCTGAACTTGAACGAGGTTCGCTTTGTTGTGGAAATGACTTAGGTTTAGATTGATTAGAACTAGGTTGAGTGGCTGGCATCATATTCGCTAACATCTTTTTTACTTTAGTTATCTGTTGTTTTGCGATTTCTGTCATTCGCTTAAAACCTGATTGAGAACCTTTTGAAACCTCTTCAGTGATTCCAAGTCCCATTTTCTCCATCTGTTGACTAACTGCTTCTATAGCTTTACGAGCAGTGGGGCCTAGCTGATTAAAAGCCTTATTCGTTTGTTTACTAACATTTTTAGCTGACTTTTTAGCCACTTCCTCTAACTGATCTACCTCAGTATGGTCAACCTTCACTTTAATATTAACCGGCTGTTGTCCCTCACTCATGTTCTCACATCCTTTCTTTTTAAAATAAGAAGAACACCTACTCGGTGTCCTCCGTTTGATTTTTTATTTTCGCATTCATCATTTCAACCCAAGATAACATATTAGCTTCTAACTCTTGACGAGTTCGTTCTTGTCGCTGTTCTTCTCTCGAAGTTTTCATTTTTTCAATTTCATCCTCAGTAAATAAATGACCATATACCTCTTCCAGTAATGGAGGTTTATTTTTATCAGAAAGAATGCTAGATACATTCGAGGCAATCACTCTTGCTTGAATATAATCCATTTCTGCTTGTTCCTTTAATCGCTCTCTCTGATTTAAATAATAAGACTCTGCTAAACGTCTTATTTCACCTATTGTCAGATGGTAAAATTGCTCCTCTGTTAGTCCATATTGAGACATTCGTTTGAGATGATGTTGAATCACCTCTTCAAAAGAGAAAGTGGAAGTTTGATGAACTTCCTCCTCTAGTGGTGAAGCTGTTATGAGTCCAACTTTTGCTAATAAAAGGGGAATAATTTCTAACAAACTTTGAAAACTTCTCCCCTCTTCGTAACAATCATCAATAAAATCATAACCCACTCCGAGATTCGAGCCTTGAAGGGCGACTGTAAAAAACAATGCTAATTCTTGCGTTGTGGGAATTTGATTTAAAAAATAATCCATTCCCTTCCCCATCTGATTTAATGTATCTAAATCACGAATGGTTAAAGTGAGTCGATAAATCTTTTCATTTACCAATAGAACTAGCATCACTCATTTCCTACTGTTCGTCTGCAAATTCTTCTGATGGAATATAGCCTGATACTTGTAAAATTTCTGTTGTTAATTCAATTAACTCCGTTTGGGTATGTCCTTCTTCTAACCATTCATCAATTAATTGATAAATTTTATTTTCATTTACCCCTGGATGATGCATTAACATTCCGTGTGCAATAATCGTCACAATTTGAGGTAATGCAGGCAACGTATGATCTAATTCCACCTTCATTAATAAATTCAATGGGTTTCCAATTTTAGTTTCTAACATCCCGCATTGACGAGCTTTCATTCTTAATTGATATTCAGTTCCTTTAACAGTCCAAATTGCATATTTCATTTTTATTTCACTCCTTCAGTTGATTTTGTTGTTTTAGAATGGATAGTTAATGATTCTAGTACCGTCCCTTTTGCGACCGTAATTTCAGAAGCTGGAGTTAAGTTAACGGTCATCTTACGTAATCCCCCAACTTCTGAAGCAACATAAGTAACAGATACTGAAGCCGAAAAAGTAAACGTTAAACTATCTTGCTTAAATTTAATCGAAACTTCTTTTGCGGTTCCATCTTCTAACTCCGATAACGTTCCGAATTTTTCAGTTGTATAAAGACATTCAATAGCTAATGAATCCCCTAAGTCTCGAATCCCTGGAACATATACTCGAGCTTCATCGTTTAACGTTGTCGCTTCTACTTTCTCAGGTTCTCCTTTACTCAAATCAGGTAACCCTAAAATTAATTCTGATAAATCTGTTCCTCCTACCGTCACTTGTACACCTTTTACAACACTTGCCTTTGTTGCTGCCATTTTTTCATCTCCTAACTAATCATATAATCCTGCCCAATCTTTTGAACATGGGCTTTAAATTGATAACTTTTATACCAATGATGTGTTTTTCCCACCTTCGACTCTCTAATCTTAGTGAATCCCATTTGTGAGAAGTATTGCACCACACTTTCATTCATCAAAACAGCCTCAATCGTTGGGGCATATAGGTACACCTCAACGTTCACCATTTGTGTGACCGCTTCTTGATTGTATGTTCTGATACCATCTTGAAAATCCATATCGACTGTTAACAAAGGGAAATCAGATGGTTCTAGCCCACTCATAGCTTGATAAGGTAAATAGACGCTTAACCCTGTTTGTTGAGTTAGTCCTTCCTGAATTAGTTCTCTAAACTCAATCATTTCTTTCCCTCCTTACAATCTAAAATAAGTTTAAATAATAATCATTGGCGATTGGCACGTATTGCTTATACGTTTTTGTCATAAATAAACGTGGCTCCATTCCTTCTGTTGTCACCCAACGTCCGTCTGGGGTTTGATATTTCCATTTGTCTTGACGACCATTTCCATTCACCGCATGAATCCCTGTCCCGTACTCCACATACGGAGCATAATGCACAGTAGGATATAATCGTCCCACTAAATAGCTACCTTCCCACCTTAAATCAATCTTCATCTTAGAACCTAAATTCCCGCTTCTTACATAACCTGAACCCTCTTCTTTTTGCGGATAAGCGTAATCTGTTGCAGTATCTTTCATATCAGCTAATAAAGAGAGCGTGGCATTTTCAACACGCTCCTTTATTTCTTTTTGAAGGGCATCAAAATTAATATCCACCTCTACGCTAAACATCTTCATCTATCCTCGTACTAGAAAACGATAAACAAGCGTCTAAGCAATAGAAAGTCGGATAGTATAAACTTCTATCCACCCGATATAAAAGCCCCTCAAATCGAATAAAAAGTTGCTTTTTTTGGATGATAGCTAAATCATGAATCGTTTGATGATAGGCAATCGAAAATTCAGTGGTGGATTGTGATTCCATTCCATACTTCTGTTGACTTTGAGTTAGCGTTAAGGGATCAACACTTGAATGAAACTGCCCCAATGACTCGTACTCTGTTTGGATAATTCCTAACGAATTAGGTCTCGCTTTTTTTCTAATTAGGATTTCAATCTCTTCTGTATACCAATTCATCCACTACCACACCTTCGCATATCTCGGTAATGATAAAGAGTTTTGAATATACTCTTTAATCAGTGCTTCTAACTCTTTAGAGTTTAAAAAAGAGACGCTCCGACTTGATTGAGAAATCGAAGCAATCCCTTTCTCTACACTGGCTTTGGCACTCATAGAATCCCATAAATATAACGCTAAAGCCATCACTTCACAGGAAGCTTCCTTTAACACGTCATAGTTGGGATTATTCACATAAAGTTGACAGGCTCTGATAGACCTTTCAACGATTAGTTTAACCTCAAAATCCGTAGCTTTAGTTTGTTCCTTAAGGTCTTGAATGAGTTCTTCTTTTGTCACTTCCATCACCTTCTATTAACCTTGATCTTTAACAATCATTTGAATCGCATCTACTCGTTTATTTAAAATAAATACATCTTCAAATGATTCCTCAAAATAAACATATTTACCTTCTGATAAAGCACTTGGCGCCTCTAATTGAGCAAATGAATAAGACACAACCGGTAAAACAGATGAAGGATGAATTAATAACATCTTAATATCTTTAGCATCGCCTGCTGCTTCAAATCCTTCTGTAAAGGTGTATGACGTTTTCATTAAGTCCGTGGGAACCGTCACAATATTTACCTCTTCTAAACGTTCAACATCACGTACAATCGTTTTTTGAGCATTAGAGCGAACAATAGCAACTGCTTTTGTAATTAATGTCTTAGTATAGGTATCGCAGTATAAAATACGTCCTGAATATGGAACACGGGCTTCATCCATTGCATCCATCATTTCATCAAATTTATCTAAGATATTGGTTACAGTTAATTCTTCCGCTAATGGAGTAATCGCTTTTTGTTCATTTCGTAATTTGTAAATGGTTGAGAAAATATAAGCATCCATTTCAGGGAATTTCTGTTCTTCATTCATAACCTTCGTAATATTAGCAATCGATGCAACTTGATTCGTTTCATCGATATCTTTTGGATGAACTAACGTCTGCCATTTACGATGATTGTTTAATGTTTTAGTTTCCCAATCATTTTCAAAATTACGAGTAAATGATCCAATCGTATCACGGTTTCCATTCGTACGCCCTCCGACTGAAATGCTTGGGATTTTAATCGTTTTCGCATCAATAACTTTGTATTTAGATGAATTTTCTGTATTCCACAATGCTCCTGAAAACAAAGTATATGGATATGCCTGTGCTAATTCTCTTGCATATTGTTCTGCATAATTTAATGTTGCCATCTATTATTCCTTCTTTCTTTACTATTTTTTAGGTCTAACACCAGTAAAACTGAAACCGAACAATGGTGTGTCTTTTACTTCGCCGCCTCTTTCAGGTATTTGAGCAGTTCCTTTTAATTTTTCATTAACAGCTTTCGTCAACGCCGAATTAAATGTTTTTTCAACGACATCAATCGAAGCTTTACATTGATCTGCATCTGTATAATTCAAAATCTCGGCTAATTCTTTAGGTAATCCTTGTTCAGTTAACGTTTCATAAGCAGTCGCTTTAAGCTCACGAGTTGTAATTTCACGTTCACGTTCTGCTAAGGCTTCCTCACGCTTTTTTCGTTTGTAATCTTCTTGCTCTTTCGCATTCATAGAAGCCATTTTCTCTGCTTCCGTTTTTTCCGCATCTAATTTTTTCTGTTGTTCCGTTTCCCATTCACTTTTAGCTGAAGCTAATTCTTGTGCCAATCGTTTGTCATATTCCGATTTATAGGACTCATCATTTAGCAGCTCATCAAATGTTTTAACTTGTGTCTCTTGCCCATCTCCTGTTCCTGGATTTGCATTCGTATTAGTTGCATCTGCTCCCACGTTAATTCCTCCTTAGTTTTTGATTAAGCCTTTTAATGCCTTGCTCAGGGCAAAATAAAAAGCCTTAATTCACTAAGACTTTAATTAAACTATTCTGTTCTCATTCCGCATTGTTTTGTTTCTAAAACTTTAAATGAATCTTCTGTAATTAAAACGCTGTGGTATGGATGTTTTGTTTTCTTCAACTCTTCCATGAGCGATAAACATAAACGTTCAATTTCAGTTTGGGGTTGATAACCATTAAAAAGATCTCCAATACTGAGAGTATCTACCCATCTTTTCTCAAGATAAACACTTCCATAAGAATCATGCCATCTTTCTTCTTTCTCAAACACCCAATCCTCTGCTAACATATCAGCTTGACTTGCAAGCCAACCGATTTGAACACCCGAGGTTCCAACAAAAGCTATTGCATTATTACCTATTGCTTCATGGTTTGCATTAATTACTTCATTGTTAGTACTTGTATAGCTAATATTTGTTGCTAACTCTATGTATTGGTGTTTACCGTTCCAACCTTGACGTGCTACTTTCTTACCTTTTTTCAATAATTCTAACGCTTGTCCAAAGTTCATTTCATTCACTCCTTTATTTATCTTGCTCGGCATATAACCGTTCACCTTTTACATCACTCACTTCTATCAAGTAACAACGCTCATTCGGATGTGCAATCGCTAAATACGGATTTTTTTCTAAATCAGAAATTAAATAAACACGTCCTTCTAATTCCTGACATTTCTTACAGACACGAGCGTCCTTTACTGTTTTTCGCTTTTTATATTTAAATCCTAATCGCTTAGCGTGTTCACAATTTGCTTTAACTTCACACATACGTAATTCAGTTTGCACTAATCGTTTAGCATGGGAATAAGAAACATTTAATCGTTCCATCACTCTCTTTGCTGTTTGGCCATAAGATTCGCCCCGAATAAATGATTGAGTAAAGATATCTTCTAATTCGCCCTGAATCATCTTAGCCCGCTGATTAATTCGACTCTTATAATCTATTCCTGCATATCCGACATACCAAATATTCTGACTCAAAGTTTGAGCCTGAACAGGATTCTTTAATACTTCCTCAACATACGGTAAGTTTTGAGGATAATTGGCTTGAGCTTGAATGGCTAATGAAATAGGTGTGTCTTGAGCCTGTTCAAGTTTTTTCTTATACGCTGTATATTGTTTATCTAAAGCTTCCATATCCACTAAATCTTTAACAAATAATTGATCTAATGAATCGGATAAAGCCCTAGACTCCACTTTATACATTTCCTCCAAAACTAAACGGGTAGATTCCTTCAAATCCTGTAACGTTTTAAGTTCCGAAAATCTAAACTCAGGACTTTCTTTCAAGATTTTTTCTTTCCTTGACTCCCAAACTAAAATTTCACGTTCAATTTCTTTCATGGCCCATTTATAAACCGTTCTGATTCGCTTAAAAGTAAAATCTGTCTGATAAGTAAAGTTTTCTGCTAATAGGGCTTCCCGCTTCTCCCAGTATTCTTTACTCTTCAGTTTCTTCGTCTTGCTCATCTTCTACACCTTCTAACGCTTTAGCTGAATTAACGAAGTGACCTTGATCATCTAAATCAAAATCCTTAATAGAATTAAGCTTTTCTTCTTTTTCTTTTGCTAAACGTTCTAACTCTTCCTCAACAGATGGAATGAATGGTAATAAATTTTCTAATAAGGTTTCCTTGCTTAAGATAGTCGATAACTGCAACGCACGAGTAGCCAACTCATCATTATTATTAATAGTGTTTCGAGTAAATCGAATATCAACACTCTTAATAATCTCATCGGTTTTGATAGTCAGTTTACCTAACAAGGATAATGCATTACAAATTAATTCAATCCGTCTCAATAACGCCTTTCTAAAATAACTTTCTTTGGTTGCACATTTAAACTCTAATGACGATAGTTTAAACTGCATACTGACACCACTCAGGTTATTCGCAAAATTCTCGTCTGACATATTAGGGACTGAACTAAATTTATGTATATCATCAACTAACCTATTTTTATAATTTTCTAATGCTGCATCAGGCAAATCTTTAAATAAATACGCTGCTTTTCCGCTTACATCTTTAATATTCATAACTCGTGTCGTCTTTAATTTTTCATAATCCTCTTCTTCTAAGTCCATCCCTGTTACCACGAGAATAGCATTTGTGAACATCTCAAAATCATTCGCTGTATCACTCACGACTTTATCAAGTGCATCGATTAAATCAACAACCTTCTCGAAATCTGAACATAAGTCTTTATTATTTTCAACAACTACTACTGGGACATCTCCCCAAAAGTGCTCTTGTTCTTCATACACACTGTTATCATTTGTTGTAAACTTCACGACTTTATAACTATTGTAATATTCAACATAGTCCACATCTTTGTTATCTACATCTTTAATCTTCCAATGCCTGATAAAACCAATTAAATTCTCTTCCACACTGGTATCATAAATAGCAATCGCTTCTAATGGACTAATCGCTTTAAATCGTGGATTCAATTCCTTATCTAAATACATCAATTCACATGATACCCCATAAATAGAGGCATCTGTCGCTAATTGAGTATTCTCAGCTGATTCATCATTGTATTTATAGATATCATCAAATAAAGCTGTTATTTCTTGATTGTCATTAAAGGAGTAAGTAACTGGTTTCCCCATAAAATAGCCAACAATACTATTAACAATATAATCAGCATATGGATGACTAATTTTGTTGTTAGGTTTACTATCATCTGATTGTAGTCTTCCTTTAATACCGTTACGATTCTCATACATATCTTTGAGTTTTAATAAGCGAGGTAATCTCCCATTATGCTGATTAACTAATTCAACAATCTCCGTCCTAGTTAATTCTTCTTTCACTGAATGAGTCTTTAGCACTATTTACCCCCTTTCTAGATTCCAAGTCCATGACCGGAATGGAACTTAGGTTTTCTTCGAGTATTAAACTGTTCAGCAACCCCTGTTGTTGCATCAGGTGCATCATCATTTTTATTTTTACCTTCACGTTGATACTTGACCATTGCGTTGTAATACTCTGGCCATCTATCTCGCCAATTGACTGGAAAATAAATATGTTCCATCACCCACGTACTATTCGATAGAATACGTGCTTTTTTATTTTGGTTTTGATGAAACCAATCTACTTTAGTTTTATTACTGTTAAAGTCTGTTCTTAAAATACGTTCCACACTTCTCGCAAATCCACGACCACCGTTATTAGATTCGATTAATGCCCGATTAACCTGATACTCAACATACCGCTTAGCCACTTCTTTTTCAGTAATTTCCATAGCGTCTTTTGTGTAATACACATCCATCACATAAGCTTCATTATGGTATTCAGCATAGATGATATTGCACAAATAATCACTTCCCTCATCGGCCGTATCACAGTAGGCCTTAATAGAAGTAATCAGGTTTCTTCCTTCCGCATCAGTCGGTAGGTTTGAATAGGTTTTAAAACTGCTATATAAACACCCTTTTAAATCGATTGGCTCTTGCTGATAATTGGCCATCGCAATATCCTCACCCATTGCTTTTATTTTGGCTAGATAACTCTTCTTAGATAAAACTTCATCACAAAGCATGGAACCATCATGCTGCATCGCCTTCATACAAACGTGCCTGACTTTTGCTCCTTGACTTCGATAATGTTCTAATGCTCGGCCTGCTAAATCATCACTCGCCCAACGTGTCATAATAATAATGATTTTTCCACCCTCTTCAAGTCGGGATAACATTGTATTCGTAAACCAGTCCCAATGTTTTTCTTTGACACTCTCATTATAAGCCTCTTCTGCATTCTTAATTAAGTCATCAATAATCAACATAGAGGCTCCGAATCCAGTTGCTGTTCCAGTTGGGGAAGTCGCAAGATAATTATTATAACCACCTTCAAGTGACCATAAATTCATCGCTCCATCCCCACGCTTAATTGCAACACCAGGAAAAACATCACTGAAGGTTGGTTTATAAACATCTGCTTTTAGTTCGGAAATTGAATTACGGACGTTTTTAGAAAACATGGTCGATAATGTCTCGTTATAAGACCCCGTCATGATCTTCTCATTTTGATTCTTACCTAACACCCATTCAACGAATAAACCGGCTGTTCTACTTTTACCATGTCGAGGTGGTTCATTAATAATTAAGACTTCATCTTCACTCTCATAAAACTCTTGAAACTCAGTGCATAGTTCCACAAGATATTGACGATCAGTTTTATAAAAATCAGGTGCTTTTAAATGACAATAAAAAAAGAACTCCCGCCTTGCAAGTTCTATTTTTGCTCCTAATTGTACTAATCCTAAATCCATCCTCTCACCTACTCAATCCCTGCTAATTTTTTCAATTCTTTCTCAGTCAAGTTTTCGTATGGATTAAGAGTTGTCACTGTTCCATTCACTTCAACTTTTTCTAAGAATGCTCCTGAGGTTCTAGCAATTAGTTCACTTGCCTTTAAACGATCTTTCATTCTATTAGCAGGATTTCGCATGGTTTCAGTCCAAAATACTCTAACTTCTACTATATCTGCAGTTCGTTGAGCGTCGATTTCTTTTTGCTTTTCCTCAATATAAGTAACAATGTTAGGTTTTGTTAGGTTTTCACATCCTGTGATACGGGCTGTCTTTTCACTATAACCCGCTTTAATAGCAGCTTCTGTAGCATTTCCTGTCTGTAGATAATAATCAGCAAATGACTGTTGTTTAGGGGTAAGCTTCATTTCAACATCACCCTCTCAACCTAATAAATATAGCTTTTTTAGTTCTTTTTACCTCCTGCTCGCTCAATACACTCTTTTGCTACATTAGTTCTTAATGTTTCATTCCTCTTAGTTTCTCCTTTGAAATATTTGACTTGAATTAGATTAATGCATAAAGAAAAGCCATACCAACTGATATGACTTTTCTTTATGAGGTTTTTTTTATGGCTTTGTAGCAATTCAGAACATCTGTGGGTAGAAAACCACACTATCATAATACCACGGATTTTTGCTTAAAATGCACTATCTTTGCACACTCTTTGCACATTTTATGCACACTTTGTGAAATTTTATATTTTCAATAACTTTATTAACTCTTCCTCTCCAACTTTTATCTTATTCTTAATCACATTACGACTATACCCTATCTGATGCGCGATATAACTAATCCCTTTATTGTGGCAATGATAAAGTAACATAGCATTACACTCGTGAGGATGAGATTCAGAAATTATTTCTAATGCTTTTTCAACCCGTGCCACCTTTCTTTTTGCGAGTGCCAATTTCATTCTAAGTTCATCTTTCTCATTCATCCATTTCCAATAACGTTCTTCTTGTTCAAGACTAACTCCACCACTTGGTTCATATTTGGTTATCTTAATAAAGGTCAACTCTTCTAAACTTCGCAATTCAGTTGTATATATCGCCACCTCTCGCTTTGCTCTACGATATTCTAACAATATTTCTTCTACTGTCACACTCTTCACCTCATATCCCGCTTCTTGATGATTTATTACTTAAACTTTTTTACTTTAAGTCAATAATCGGTGTTGAATCCCCTTGTACTTGCGGCACATCACCGTTCCATTTATTAATTTGTTCTAACTGCAATAACTCATTTGTCAGTGATTCTGAAATTAATCGGTTCGCTTCTGCCTCAGCCTCTGCTTTAATTCTAATGGCCTCTGCTTCAGCTTCCGCTTCTAAAATTTTGGCGTCCGCATCTGCTTGTTTTTGAACTAATAACTTCTCTGCTTCGACTTCTGCTTTTTGAGCCTCTACTTTTAACGATTCTAACTCTTGTTGTTTATTAATTTTATCCTGGATTGCCTTAGCCGTTTGATCATCTAATTCAATTCTTGATAAGTTAATCGAATCAATTATAATCCCAAACTCAGCAAACTTCTCTCTTGCATATTCTAGAATTGCTGCATTTAGTTCCGTTCTCTTCTCACCATAGATATCTAACACACTAAACTTTGATGAAACGTCATTTGCATATGTTTTTAATTTACCTCGCATAAAGGTAGTCTCAATCTCTTCTCCACTTTGTCCTTTAAATTGAGTAAAGGTAGCTGGTAAATCCTCCACATTAAAATGATAAGAGTATTCTAAATCGACTTCTACTGTTTTTCCGTCCGATGTTGCAATCATGAACGAATCATCATCTTTTGAACCTTCTTTTTGGTCTTTAGATAAATTACCTTGTGTCGTTGCCACTGAGTAGCTGGTTACTTTCATAAACGGACTTTTTAAATGCAACCCTTGATTTAAGACTTCACCTTGAATTCCATTATTTAATGAATACTGAATTCCAGCATAACCAGGATCAATTCTGACTGTACAAGTAACAAATAATCCTCCCGCTACGACTAATCCTGTTAACATTGTTGTTCCAATTTTAAATTTATTCATTTTTCATCGTCTCCTATTTCTTAATGATTTATTATTTACATACTTTGTATTATATAAAACCCATTGAATCCAAATATAAATATCAGGATCCATAAAATTATAAATTGCTCCGTATCTCCTTCTGCTTCAAATGCTAACTGCATTCCTGTTATCGCAAATCCTACATTTATTAGAATTAGAATTACACCTAGAATTTTCAAAACCTCACCCCTCCACCATACCTTTTATTTTTTCTAACCTTATAATGATATCTTTTGGTGTTAAATAACCCTCAACATCTTGAACAACAGGATATCCATCATTGTCAAATTGAAGTATTGCCATTTCATACAATCCAACATCACATCCGTATGAACCGAATCCATCACACACTTCAAACTTAATGACCGAAGCTCCTTTGCCGTTAGGAAATCGATAAATATATTGAACTCCTTTTCCTATAGGATATGGTATTTTGCTAACTAAAAATTTTCGAATACATTTCTTTCTTAATCTCATTTTCATAACTATCACCTCTTTTTAAGCACCTCTGATACCTCTTGTGGTCCACCTACACCCACAATCACAACGATACCAACGTTTATGTTCATCTTCTAATGAAAATAAAATCGGAATACTGTTAACCCAGTAATTTCTCCTACCGCAATCTGGGCAAGGCATTTCACTTGGATAATACCGTTTCTTTTTTATCTTTAAGCTCATACTCTCACCTCAAATCGTTAGTTCTCCATCTTCTCTCTCACCAATGCAATGCCATTCAACATGTTGTCTAAAAATAGTAACTTTGTCTAGTTTTAAACACTTTTCCAATTCCTCTGCCATTTCATAAGCTTCACTATCTGTTGTTATAGTGTCATATGTTCGATTTTCTGCATGACCGTTCCTATATAACGTGAATAAGTAACTGTCTCTACGCATACTCTCACCTCATAGATCATTAATTTTGATTAACCTTGATATTTAATGAACAGTTCACTCATTTTCATATTATTTAACTTCGCTAAAGCCTTAGCAAAACCACATACCACAGGACCATTGAACCATGATACTCCGTGATGTAAACACAAGTATTCTAACAAATCTGAATATCTTGCATTATCATCAAGTGCTCCCTTCATTTTTTCGCCCTTAATATAAACAAATCCAAATTTACCAGCTAACCTCTTCTCAGGTTCATCACACCAACCAGTATTGATCCAAGTTCCTTTAGAATCAGGTTCTGAACATAGAACTTCATACTCTTCCTCAGTTACTTCACATACTCCGTATTTCTCACCTTTATACGTTTGACGAACATCAATTCCTAATCTTCTAAAATCGTTTGTTACATCACCTAATACTAATATTTCTT